CGCGAGCAACCCGGAATACACGATCACGAACACCATGATCGCCGACATTCCGACCGCGCAGACCGTGGGCGAGCTTCAGGTGTACGAGGTGTCGTTTTCCGCAGGCACCTGGGCACGCGACATTACGCCGTAGGGCAAACACTAAGGGGAAAGATGGAACTCACCATTCGTGTCAAAACTGCCGATGATGACTACACCGTCCACACGACGCTATTCAACATCGTGCAGCTTGAAAGGAAGTACAAGACCACGGCAAGCGCCCTACAGACAGGCGTGTCCGTGGAGCAGCTGGGGTATCTCGCCTATGAGGCGTCCCGCGCGGCCGGTAAGAATCCACCGGCGCAGCTGGACGATTTCCTACGCTCCCTAGTAGACCTGTCAGTAGTCGAGGATGATGAGGCAGTGCCGGGACCTACAAACGAGGGACAGTAAGCCGCGCACTGGCCGAGGTGTTGGCCAATACCGGCTATTGGCCCTCAGACATACCATTCACCCATAACGACCTCACCACCGTTCTGGACGTAATAAACGAAAGCCGCCGATAGTGCGCCAGTTTGTAGATATGGGTTTCGACGCACCAGGCGCAACGGCGAGCGACTCATTCGGCATCGCGGCCACAATCAAGTCGCTGGGAAAACTGGACCCCACCTACCGGAAAGAGTTTCTGGCAGAGGTAACCGTGGCGGCGCAGGGCGCAATAAATGACGCGCGCTCGAAGTACCCCACCACGGTCCTAAGCGGCATGGCCCGCAATTGGTCGCCCCGGGCCGTCGGCGGTTATTCGTCGGCAGGCGCTAAGGCTTTCCCATGGGACGTAGATAAGGTCCGAAACGGCGTAAAGGTTAAGGCCGACACCCGCCGCAATAGGGCAAGCGTCGTTTACATCACCCAGTCCACGAACGCCGGTCGTCAATTCGAGCTGGCAAAGTCTGACTATGGAACGCTCGGGCCAAAGATTCGCGCACGGTATGGCCGCGTTATCTGGCCTGCCGTAGATCGCCATATGGTTGAGATTAACGCTGGCGTGAAAACAGCAGTGGCGAACGCCATTGACAGAGTAAACAGGGAGATGGGCTAGTGGGCATTGTCATTCCGATCATCACTGATTTCAATGCCTCAGGAATCAACAAGGCTACGAAGTCATTCAAGCAACTGGAGACGAACGGACAGCGTGCAGCGTTCGCGGTTCGTAAGGCCGCAGTGCCCGCAGGCATCGCCCTAGTAGCCCTTGCCGCCGGCGCAATTGACGCGGCCAATGCGGCCATGCAGGACCAGGCGGCGCAAGACCAGCTCACCCGCTCCCTAGACAAGACTACCAAGGCATCAGATGTAGCCATTAAGTCTGTCGAAACGTGGATTACCACCCTATCGTTGCTTGTGTCGGTTTCCGATGATGAGCTGCGGCCCGCACTTGCCACGCTTGCCCGGGGCACCGGCGACCTTGCCAAAGCGCAGGACGGGCTAAAGATTGCGCTAGATATTAGCGCCGCGACTGGCAAGCCGCTCGCCACCGTTTCTAACCTCCTTAGTAAGGCCTACGCCGGGAACGCTACGGCGCTTGGCAAACTGGACCCTCACGTTAAAGCGATGATCAAGAATGGCGCGAGCGCGGATGAAGTAATCGCCGCCATGGCCGGGCGCTTTAAGGGGGACGCGGCCGCCAGTGCCGACACGATGGCTGGCCGAATGAAGGGGCTAGGCATTGCCGTTGATGAGACAAAGGAAGCCATAGGCGCGGCCCTCATGCCTATCGTCGAGGCCATCCTCCCGGTGCTGCAACGGTTCGGCAAGTGGGCGCAGGAACACAGCACCGTTTTCGTCGTGCTAGCTGGGATCGTCGGAGGGCTGGCGCTTGCGATCATGGGGGCCAACGTCGCCATGACGATCCTTGCACTCAATCCCGTGGCCCTCACGATCATGGCTATCGTGGGCGCTATAGCCCTACTTACTGCCGGGTTCATTCTCGCCTATAAGAAGTCCGAGACATTTCGGAACATTGTCGATGGTGTGTTTGCGGCGGTGAAGGGCTATGTAGAGATAGTCGTGAATTACTTGAAGGGCCCGCTAATGGCCGCCTGGGACATTGTGTCCGGCGCGATTGACGCCATCTCGGCCCTCATTCGGGGTGATTTCGGCGCGGCATGGGACGGGCTAAAGACCATGATCGGCGGCGTGGTCGACTTTATTAAGACGACGCTATTGGCGCTCCCGCTGCTCATTCTCGGCTACGCGATAGACATTGGCAAGTCAATCGTAAACGGCATTGCTTCCGGCGTCACCGGGCTCGGGGGCTTTATCTGGGACAAGATTGGCGGTATTGGGGAATTCCTGCTGGACAAGATCAAGGGCGTGGCGGGCAGCTTTAAGGATATCGGCAGTGCCATCGGCGACTGGATCGTGGACGCTGCAAAGGGTGCCGTGTCGGGGCTGGGCGACATTCTCAAGTCGGCCGTACTGGCCCCTATCCGATACATCGCATCAAAGATCAAAGACAACTGGCCGGACATTCCCGGCCTCCCGGGTCCTCCCGGGTTTCTAGACACGCTTTCCCGCGTCGGCATGGGTGCTACCGGGGGAATTGTCACGCGCCCCACGCTTGCCGTCATCGGTGAGGCAGGACCCGAGGCCGTAATACCTCTCAACCGCACTCCAGGCAGTAGCCCGCTAGGCGGCATGGGTGGCATGACCATCAACGTGCAGGCGGGCCTAGTTTCCACGCCGGACCAGATAGGCCAGCAGATCATTGAGGCCATACAGAACGCGCAGCGTCGCAGCGGCCCGGTGTTCGCCGCAGCATGAGTGCCCCGACCCTTCAGGTACTGGTGGGATTCCAGACTACGGTCAATTTCGGCACGCCGTTTCAACTGAATAACGCCACCTACGGCAAGCTTGATACCGGCACGCTGGGCGGCTACCAGATGGTCGACCTGACCAGCATGGTCCAGAGTGTGAGTATCACCAGGGGCCGCAACCGTGAGATGGAGCAATTCAACGGCGGCACGGCGCAGATGCAGATTTACGATCCCACGCGCTTGCTTGACCCGCTAAACACTGCCAGCATTTATTACCCCTACGTTGCCCCACGGCAACCCGTGCAGATTCTGGCCGGTGGCGTCGTTATCTACACCGGGTTTGTGACGGACTGGGACCTCGACTACGGCTACACCACGAATGCGAACGTGACGACCGTGGCGTGCGCGGATGCCTTCACGGTGCTGGCGAACCAGTCCATGAACGCCGTAACGCCCTCAGCAGAATCCAGCAGCGTGCGCGTGGCGTACGTCCTGACGCGGCCCGAAGTGGCGTACCAGGGGCCGTACAGCGTGGGCACGGGTTCCTCCACACTCGGCGCATTCGCCATTACGGCGGGCACGAACGTCCTCAGCTACCTGCAGAACGTGGCAACGTCGGAGCAGGGTTATCTATTCATTAGCTCTGATGGCACCCTCACCTTTACCGGGCGTGCGGCAGTGCTAAACCCGGTTTCGTCTATTGCCTTCGTAGACACCGGCAGCGGTGGCATTCCCTATCGGACACTGACGAACCAGTACGGCGACGAGCTGCTTTATAACTACATCCAGACACAAAGCCCCGCCGACCCGGTGAACCCCTCGACTACCAGCAACGCGGCAAGCATCGCGCTCTACCAGGCGCAGCAGTACACAAAGCTGGACCTACTCAATAGCACCGTTGCCGAGGTAGCCGCGCTGGGCAACTACCTACTGGGGCGCTACAAGGACCCCGTGCTGAGGTTTACCGGCGTGACCGTGCAGCTGGCCGCACTGTCAAGTGCCGACCAGGTGACCGCCCTTTCCACCGACCTCACGCGCATCGCAAGCGTGCAGAAAACCTACAGCGTCGGCAGTCCGGCAAGCGTTACTCAAACCCTCATCGTGTCCGGCATCAAGCATTCCATTACGCCGGGCAGTCACGTCGTGGAATACACTTTCGAGAGTACGGATCAGGCGGGGTATTTCACGCTGGATTCGGCGCTATTCGGCATCCTCGATACAAACCTGCTGGCATTCTAGAGAGGCTCAGAAATGGCATGGACAACACCGTCAACGTGGGTAGCCGGGGCAATCCTCACGGCGGCCCAACTCAACGAGCAGCTCCGAGACAATATGAACGTGCTTGCGCCGTTCGCGGCCGCATGGACCTCATGGACGCCGACCCTCACGCAGAGCGGCGCGGTAACGAAAACCGTCACATCCGCCACCTATGTCCAGGTCGGAAAACTTGTAATCGCGCAATTCAACCTTTCCGTTACTGGGGCAGGGACGGCCGGCACTGGCGTTCTGATGGGTTTGCCCGTGACCGCTTTAGGCACTTTGAGGTCCGTCGGGACTGTTGCGATTTTCGACACAAGCGCAAGCACTAGCTATGGGGGAACTTGCACCTCTCTCAGCACGACCACTGTGGGGTTCGTCGGCGACTGGGCAGGCCCTAACACTTGGGGATCACAGCCGAACCTAGCCCTCGCTAGCGGTGACGTAATCCGTGGCACTTTGATGTACGAGTCGGCGTGACCTCCGAGGAGGCCGCCCAGATTACGGCTCACCTCGACCGCATTGAGGTAATGGTGCGCGAAACGAATGGCCGCGTTCGGGACATTGAGCTGTGGCGCGCGCGCCTGCAGGGCGTGGCCGCCACTTCCCGTATTCTCTGGATGGTCGCCGGGGGCACGATCACCGCTATCATTATTGCAATGGTTACAAGGGGGACGGCATGAGTCTGAGCAACGGGCAGGAAACGCTACGCACCGCCCAGGGCTATCTAGGCGCGCACGAAGGCGCACCGAATAAGTCCGGCGCACCGATTGTGGACGAGTGCCAGGCGTTCTATGGCCTCTCGGGCACCCCTTGGTGCAATTCCTTCGTCGGCTACATCATCGCCCAGTCCGGCGCGGTGTCGAAGTACAAGACCAGCGCGAAGTCCATCATGAGCCCCAGTACGCAGACCACCGCCGATAAGGCAAAGGCGAAGGGGTGGCTGCTCCCGGGCAACGGCAAGGCGAAGCCGGGGGATATGTTCATCATCCCGGGCCTGCATATCGGGTTCGTGGCCTCCCTGCAAAGCGGCAACCTATTTACCAGCATCGAGGGCAACTATCAGGACTCCGTTTCCAGCGTGACGCGGTCATGGGCCGACGGGTGGCAACGGATTAGCCTGCCGGACGTAGGCGAGCCCGGGCCCGCGGCCGTGGTCGACGGATACGGATTCGACGACACGCGCGTAAAGCTTTACGGCGGGTG